AGACGGTTTAATAAGAACTACCGTCAGACAACCAAATATTCATCGTCCCTGTCGCACAGGTCGACCACACTCTCCCCTCACGGGGAGTTTCGTGGTATAATCTAGTTAATGCTTTTTTCTAAAGTAGATCCGTCAGCCATGAAGAAGGCGTATTATAAAAAGAAGAAAAAGAAAAAATAATTTCTATGAAAAAAGAGAAGGCACCAAAAGGTGAAATGACGCTCCGCACTGAGTTGCAACACAAGGAAGCAGAAAAGAAGAAGAAGGACTTTTTAGATGAGTACAACGAAGCAACCAAGCGTCTTGGTGAGAAGTACGGAATTATTATGGTGCCAGTGATTAACTACACTGAGTTTGGCGCATTACCAGTTTTCGCACTCGATAAGTACAATCCAGATGTCATGGGTAAGAAACCAGAAACTGACGGACGAACAGATAGCAACGATTAAGTTTCTCAAGAGCAGTGGTATACAACTCTCACTGATTGCCCACACTCTCGCAGAAGCCTACGGTGTGTCTAAATCAGCCGCGTACTATCATTGCTCTGACAACCGAGGCAGTTACGACTATCAAGCAAAGAAAATACGGGAAGCGCAGAAGCAAGCGATACGACAACGTATTCACACACTCATTGAAAATGGGTATAATACAAGGCAAGTAGCAGAGGAGTGGAATATGCCCCTTTCAATCGTAAACAAAATCTATTCACGATGAACATTGAGAAGATTTATCTGGCTGACATCAAGCCATACGGCAAGAACGCCAAGACGCACCCCAAGAAGCAGGTTGAGCTATTGGCGGAGAACATCAAGCGGTTTGGGTTCACTACCCCATGCTTAGTTGATAAGGATAACAACCTGATTGCAGGACACGGCAGGCTCGAAGCGGTAAAGCTGCTCGACTGGAAAGACGTACCATGTGTACGCATGGAAAATCTGACTGACGATGAGGTGAAAGCATTACGCTTGGCAGACAATAAGCTGGCAGAGATGAGTGAGTGGGATATGGGATTGGTAACTGAGGAGTTGAAAGAGTTGGATGATGAGTTGCTTGACCTGGGCTTCGATAAGGATTTGGTTATCGAACTAGAGGAGAAGGATGATGAAGTACCTGACGTACCAGAGGAGCCACAGAGCAAGCTGGGTGACTTGTATGAGCTAGGAGAGCATCGGGTATTGTGTGGGGATAGTACGAAGATTGAGGATGTTGAACGGCTGATGGATGGTAAGAAGGCGGATATGGTTTTTACTGACCCGCCGTATGGGATGGATGTTGATGTGGATTATGACAAGATGTTTGCAAAAGATACAAACCACTATGACAAAGGTAATAGGTTCAGTAAGGTTATAGGCGATGCTGCCGACTACAACCCAACACACATATTTGAGATGTTTTCTAATGTCAAAGAAATGATTTTGTGGGGTGCTGACTATTACCGTAAGTGGCTTCCCGTTGGCGGTAGTTGGTATTGCTGGGATAAACGAACGAATGAGCAGATGGATAAAGTTGCTGGTAATACATTTGAACTTGCTTGGTCACTAGAGAAACACAAGCGAGAAGTCGCCAGATTACTATGGAGTGGGCATCACGGAATGGCTACCGATGATACAAGGAAGCGAGTACATCCAACCCAGAAACCAGTATTGCTTATAGAGTGGTTTTTCAAACGAATACACGGTGAAATGGTTGTAGACTTATTCCTCGGCTCTGGCTCTACCCTCATAGCAGCAGAAAAGACAGGTCGTATCTGCTACGGTATGGAGCTAGACCCCAAATACATTGACGTAATCGTGCAACGCTACGTAGACTACACTGGTAATGCTATAATAAAGAAGAATGGAGAGGAAATAACATGGAAGAAAATCGACAAAAAATCGACAGACCCCAAAACGACAACCTAACGCCAGGTGGTCCAGGTCGTCCCAAAGGTCAACGTAACTACGCCACGATATACCGTGAAGCCTTGATAAAGCTGGCTGAAATGAACGACATGGAGCCGGAGCAGATGGAGACTGACATCCTCCTCAAAGGATTAGCCAGTGCTCGCAAGGGTGACTATCGCTTCTGGAAAGACGTACATGATAGACTACACGGCACAGCAACTAATAACGTGGATGTCATGTCAGGCGGTGAAAAAATAGAGTTTTCTATTTCTGAAGTTATTGCGCAAAAGAATGATATTATCACCAATGCAAAACAAGATAGCGCAGAGTAAGAAACGTTTTCGTGTAATAAACGCCGGACGTAGATTTGGAAAGACTATACTTGCGGTTGAAGAGATGCTTGGGGTAGCGGTTTCAAAGAATGACAGACGTATTGCGTACATCGCACCAACCTTTCAACAAGCGAGAGACATTGCCTGGGAGCACCTCAAAAATCGCTGTAAACCGATAACAGTAGACACAAATGAGTCTCAGCTCAAGATTGTCGTTAAAACGCAACAGGGAGGCACTAGCACGGTCACACTAAAGTCCTGGGACGCTATCGAATCTCTCCGAGGTCAATCGTTCCACTTCTTAGTGGTAGACGAAGTGGCGATGATGCGAAACTTTTGGTCAAGCTGGAACGAGGTGCTTCGTCCTGCGCTTACTGACACCAAGGGTCACGCCATGTTCATTTCAACACCCAAAGGCTTTAATCATTTCCATGAGTTATACCTGAGAGCCGACACTGACCCGTCTTACGAGAGTTTTCACGCCACAACCTACGACAATCCACATATCGACCCTGAAGAAATTGAGGAAGCAAAAGCACAGCTGCCTGAAGACCAGTTTGCTCAAGAGTACCTGGCAGACTTCAGAAAGGTGGAGGGACTTGTATACAAGGAGTTCGATAGAGAGAGACACACTTTTGTAACACTACCGAATGAGAGCATGATAGTTGAGAAGCGTGGCGGTATAGACTTTGGTCACACGAACCCCGCTGGTATTCTCACCGTCTATCAAACCAAAGACCGCAACTACTACGTCACAGACGAATACTACGAACGGGGCAAGGTAACGAATGAACTCATCCAAGAGATGCAGTCACGGCGTTGTTCAACATGGTATCCTGACCCAGCCGAACCAGACCGCATTATGGAGATGCGCCGAGCAGGACTGTCTGTCAGTGAGGTGTCAAAGAATGTGGGGGCAGGTATCAACTCAGTACAGAAACTCTTTAAGCAGAATAGACTGTTTATCCACATTGGGTGTCCGAACCTTCTTTGGGAGCTTGAAACCTACCGCTACAAGCCAAAGCGAGCCGACCAGAATGAGCCTGAGGAACCAATAAAGGAGAATGATCATCTCTGTTTTGTTGCGGGGACAGTAGTGAACGGTGGTTTAATAGAAGAAGTTGGTCAATACACTGGTGAGAAAGATGTATTTACTTACTCAGTCGCTGGAAAAGAATTGACTGCAACACCAGAGCACCCAGTCCTTACCAATCGTGGCTTTGTACCAATAGATACTTTGCGTTATAATGATGTTGTATGGAAAAACAAGTCATTATATTTGACGGTCTCAAATGGTATCGGTATCCAGACTCTACTAAGTGGGCTGATCGGAGTTACTTTAGAAGCACTCAAGCGCGTACTCTTGGTTACCCAACAAGACTTCATCGCTACATCTGGTGGAAAGAAAACGGCGAAATCCCTACTGGGTATGTTATTCATCATATTGACGGCAATCCACTCAATAACGACATTACTAACCTTGAGCCTGTTCTCCTCTCTGAACACACTAGTCGTCACGCTACTCCTGAACGGCGAGCGATTGCTAGAGAAAATATCAAAAAAACAATTCAGAAAGCATCAGAATGGTCTGCAACTCCCGAGGGTCAAAAACGAAGAAAAGAAATTGGTATTCAAAACGCAAAATACATACTGCAACGAAAACATCTTGATAGACACTGCGACCTCTGCGGGAAAAGTTATCGCACTCAAGGGAACGGAAGAGATAGATTTTGTCACCTCAACTGCCGTCAAAAAGCGTTACGCTGGTCACGCACCCGTATATGCACTGGCAACGAGAAGTGGTATGTACACCGCAAACGGAATAATGGTAAGTAATTGTGACGCCCTCCGGTACACACTCCACATGTGGGAGAACACAGACTCACTTGAGGAAGACCACATCGACCAAGACATCTGGGGAGATTTTAATATCAAAGATATATAAACTAAAACAAACCTGAATTGCTAGTATTACTAGCATGAAAGATATTTATAGCATCGCTCAAGACGCAGCGACCAACTACCGCAACGAGTCGGCTCGTATGGACGTGGTTGAAGGACTGCCGTTCTTTATGTACGAAACAGTCAAAGAGACTGAGTTCTTCACCACTGGGCACTACATCACTGGAGATTATGACGAGAACGGCGACCTCAAACCATTTCACGATATTGTCACCCGTCTTCTAGAAAACCAACGAAGCGCAGAAGAAGTAGACCTGGCTGACATGGAGTTGGCATCAGACGACCCAGACTTCTATGTACGAGCCATGTTGGTGTCGAAGTATCACAATGACTGGGCGATGGCTAAGAACTTTGGTCGGTTCTTAAATGATGCTATTGAATCCAGGGGAAGGTATGGTGGTGTGCTGGTAAAGGTTATCGAGGGAGATGATGACATTGACCTCGAAGTAGTAGACTGGAACTCCTTTAATGGCGACCCGATGGACTTACGTGACGGTATAAAGGTCATCAACCACTTCTACACACCTTCTCAGCTTATTACCGTCGCAAAAGAGCGTGGCTGGGATATGGCTGCGGTTACAGAAGCGATTGAATTATACGCTGATGCGGAAATCTCAGAAGACTACAAAGAGAACAAAGAAACACAAGGCAACTACATCCTGGTTCGAGAAGTTACTGGCGACCTTGAAGAGTATCTCATAAACCCAGGTGCTGACGAACACTCATACGTTCATCAAATCCACTACGTAGCAGGTACAGAAATCAAAGACGAAGACGGCAACTCACGAGGTGTCACACTCTTCTCTTCCGTACTCGACCAGTCACCGTACTACTATCTTCCATACAAAAAGCGCAACGGAAGTGATCGATTGCTTGGTGTCGGAGTCGTCGAGCGAGCCAAACACGCACAGGTGCAGACGAACCGAGCCGCCCAACAGTACAAGCGCTCGATGGACTTTGCGTCTACTCACGTACTGCAATCAGCCACGAAGAACCTGAAGGGCAAAAACGTGCTGACCCAGATGAAGTCAGGCACTATTCTTATGCACGATGAGGGCAAGCCTATCTCTGGTGTTGATATGTCACCGCAGGCTCTCGCACACTTAGACCGCTATCTCCAAGTCTGGCAGGTGCAGGTAGACAAGGCCACCGGCACCACCGCCATTGGCACAGGAGCAGGAGAGCAACTCCCAGCCGACATGACCTATCGCCTTGGTATGGTCTTGAACCAGAACGCACAGTCACCATTTGACCTCCGCCGTGAAGAGTTCGACATTTTTATGAACGACATCTACACCGAGCGTCTGATTCCGTTCTTCATTCGACAGATTAAGAAGGAGAGTGTGCTTAAACTCAAGTTCAATCCTGAAGAGCTCAAGAAGCTCGATGAGGATGTGATGAACTACAAGGCAGATAAGCAAATCATTGAAAACTACTTCAATGGTGTGTACGATAACTTGCCACCAATGATGAAGTTTGTTGCTATGGGTGAAGACAAGGGACGTATCATGGAGACAGTAGATTTTCAACTGAAGCGGCAGAAATCACGCCGCACGATTACAGACTTTCCAAAAGGGTACTGGGATGATGTAGCAGACAAGGTATACGTCTCTATCACCAACGAGCGTAAGCGTCGAGGTGTCGTAGCAGAGCGCATCCAGAACGCCATGCTCCAGTACCTTCAGTACAAGCCACAGTTGGACGCTGACCCAGAAGCACGGCAGATGTTCGATTCTCTCATGGTGTCATCAGGACTTGAACCGATTGATTGGGGTAACAGTGCTCCGGCACAGCAGAACGCTGGCAATCCACAACCAGAGCAGAAGTCTGCCCTTGAGAGTCCTGATAAACTTCGAGTGAAACCTGAGTAAACTAAATACAGACACGTATAGTATCATTTCAGCATGGACTTATTTGACGAAACCAAACAGGAGCTAGTAGCACTGTGGGAGAAGGAGTTGGAACGTCAGAACGTAAAAATCGTTCTTTTCAAAGCCATCTCATCAGCGACTGATCTCACCGCAAGGGAGACAGACGCTATTTTCGCTGAATTAGACCGTCTTCTCCTGAAAGAGAAGGAAGAAGTTACCAGTAGACCAGACCCAGCCTTATAGGGTCACGAGGGCAGCAAACCTCGGTAAAAACTGCCACAATAAGGACAAAACCTTTTCAAAAATGCTAATCGAGACAAAACTCTATGATAAATGCAAACGAAGAAGTACGAGAAGAATTAGAAGATAACCAAAACACAGATGAATTTGAAGACACTGAATCGAATGGCGATGAAGTATCCGAAGAGTCTGTGGGCGAAGAAACTGGAGAGACTGAAGAAGAAGAATCCGTCTCTATCAGCCGAGCCGAACTTGAAAAACTTCGACGTGAATCCGCAGCCGCACGAAGGCTTCGTGAGAAAGTCGGTAAAGAAGGCGGCAAGAAAGGTGGTGAAGAAAGTTCTGGGCTAAACAAAGACTTTGACCAAGAACTCATCTCACGCACATATCTTGCAGCACAAGCTGGCATTAAGGACAAAGAGGTACAAGATGAGGCACTTCGCCTCGCTGAGAAGTTTGGAATGAATATCGCAGAGGCGATGTCAGACTCGGACATCAGCACACGACTCACGAACTTACAGAAGCGCAAAGAAGCCCAGAGAGCAGTCGCAAAATCAACAGGTGGTTCTACATCACGTACAAAAGACGCTTCATTCTACCTAGAATACTTTAAGAAGAATGGAGACTTCCCGGCGGGAACACCAACGAACATGATTGCGAAAGTCTCTGAGTTGCTTGCAAAAGATTAAACAGAGAGAAGGGGTAACTAATTTACCCAATATATGAGTACAACTCAAAATGCACGCAAGAAAATGACGATGGCAGTTGCACAGGAAAACCTGTTCAGCTACAACGTTGCACGCGCCGTTGCCAAAGTGGATACAACCACTATGGGAACTATTTACAACCCATACACTTCACTTCCAGCAATTAGTTCTGCTGCGGTATCAAGTGAAGCGTACAGCACACGTTCTTACACCGCTGACGCTGATACACTCCAAGTGAATCATCGTATCAGTCTATCTGAGCACGTGAACAGCTACGACTGGAAGTCAGTAAACTTCGGTCTTATCAACGACCGAGCAAAGAACTTCGGTATGGCTCTTGCAAACGAGATTGACCGAAAGGTGTTCTCCGGAGTTGTTGGAAACGGTGGATTCGCACTTGGAGATGGCGGAGCAGATGGCTCTACAACTCCATGGGAAATCACCTCTTCAACTGCTGATGACATGGTTTCTGCTGCAATCGAACAGGTTGACGTAAACGAAGGTCATGGACAGAAGAAGTTTATGGTTGTTTCACCTTACGAAATGAGCGCACTCCGTAACTTCCTCCAAGGAACTGGAAACAACGTCGGAGATGATGTTCTCCGAAAGGGTGTGAACTTCCGTGGTACTACCGTAAACGGAATTGACATCTACCAGACAAACAACCTCCGAAACACTGTAACCCTTACCTTCACAGGTACTGCAACCAACACCCAGACATTCACCATCAACGGTATCGTCTTCACTACTGTATCTTCTATCGGTACTACTGCTGGTAATGTCCTTATCGGTGCTAACCAGGCTGCTACTTGTACAAACGCTGCTGCGCTCATTAACGCACCACGTACTACAACTGCACAAGGTGTTGCACTTGCTGAGGCAGACGCTGCAAAGGTTGAACGCCTTGGTCTTACTGCTGAAGCATCAGGTGATACACTCATCATCACAGCAAACGCTACCCTCGTCGTTTCTGAGACCCTCACAAACGCTACATGGGGTAACGTGTCTCGATACTGTATCGCTGGAGCATACGACTCTATCTTCCTCGCTCTTCCAACAGCAGGTATGGACTACGTAGAAAAGGAAGTTTCTGGAAAGGCTGGATACGAACTGTACATGGAGCAATTCATGAACACTACTATCTGGACAAAGAAGCAACCACTTGTAGGTACTGTTCTCACTCGATAACCGTACACCAGACCCTTCGGGGTTTGGTACAGAGGCTATCCCTTCTCGGCCTCTGTACTAAGTCCCGAAGTAAACTAAAACCAGCCCTGTTTGGTATTCTTGTTACATGACTGTCGATCAAATAAGAACAAAAGTTCGTGAACTAACAAATACCACAACGTCAGACTACTCAGACGCTTCCCTTATTCGTGACCTCAACAGTGAGATGGCATCTCTCCGTATCAACATTCTCCGTGACCGAGGAGCGATGGAGTTTGATGACATAAATTATACTGACTTACCTATCGGCACATTCACTGTTTCACCGGATGGTGTATGCAAGATTACTGAGGATGAGAACGCGAATGTTATCGAGACAATCCACAAGGTTGCATACTTATCAGACGGTGAGTACGTAGACGTACCACGCACGACACTCGGAGAGGGGGGCCAAGACGTTCTCCTAGAGTCAGGTTCGGTAGATGTGCCAGGCTCATATTACGAAGTGGGCAACTCTATCGTGTTCCCAGGCGTTTCAGGTGGAACCGCAAAGATTTGGTTTGACCGTGTACACGACACTATTCTCACTGGAGACACCACGAAAGAACCAGGTATCCCAGAGGCATATCACAATGTCCTCGCCTATCGTGTGGCTCTCAGTTATGCAGTAGACAAGGGTTTGAGTAACGAGAACTCTATTCTTCGCCGGATTCAGATTGAAGAAGATCGCTTGGCTCAGTACGAAGAAAACCGTCGGGTTGATGAGCCTACCGTTGTCCGTCCAGAGGTAATCGGAGACAGGTAGTATGGCAGTTGTTGCTCTTAGTAATAAGGGTTTCAGTCAGACTAGTGTAACTAATTTAATAGGCTCAGTAAGTGACGCTATTACATTTGGTCGAAGCGACATTCAAAACCACACCGGAGCAGGTACTGGAATTGAAAACGCTGCTTACGGGACTATTCTTAGAGACTTTCCTGGAGGATTTATAGACTCAGTAAGTGCTCTCATTTCCTTTTTTGGCACATACACCTTTAATGCTATTTCTGGTATCTATGATGAATCTGGTTTACTTTTAGCTAGTTCAGAAGAAACCACATTCACAGACTTAACGGCTGAGTTTAATGACTGGGACTTTGTGGCAACCACAACTTTTTCAATGAACGGGGTTTACATACCGCCAGGGAATATATATATAGTTACATATTTACCTTCTATACCAGGGGATACCTTTTTTTTAGCTCAAACCGAAATCACAACGATAACAAGTGAAAAAGAACTATATGTAGCAAGAACGTATGATGGAACTATGCCAAACGCAATTACTCCCTTCGTGTATAACGGCTCCCCCATACCGTGGCGCTATACTTACCAATGGCTTTCATATAGAAGAAACTCTAGTTTGGACAATAAAAACACAACACAGATTACACCAACCAACCAAACCACCACAGCAAGTGGTATAATTAACAGCACAACCGCCTCGACAGGTGTAACTAATTTATAATATGGCACGAGCAATCAACATCAATATAAATCGTTTCGACCAGGGAATGAATGGTGATATTCGTGACACTTCAAATCCATTAAAGTTTGCGTATATTCAACACCTCGACATCTACCGAAAGACATCAGAGGCTCACGTTATGCCGGGGTTTGTGTCTGACAACGCCTTTGATGGAAGTGCCACAGGGCTCAAAGCACGTGATGTCCGAGCGATTACCTACGTCTCGGGACAGATTATTGCCGTAGGTACAAAAGCAGATACTACAGGAAGTGCATTGTTCTACAAAAACGCACCCACAGATGCTGAATGGGACGAAGGACTGAGTGGAACAGCGATTGAGGGTACAGACGATTTGGCTGACCGTACTTGGTTGGCTGGTACAACAAACTCAAACCTCCATTTTATTACCACAGCGGGTACAGCAACGTATGTTTCTCGCGCTTCTGGCGGTTCAGTTACAGATAAGGTGGCAACGATTATCGCGGCATTACCAACACTGTCAAAGAAACTCATCGCAGAGCGCTCTTTCCTTGACTCAGACATTATCTATGTGAATTACGGCGGCTCCCGTGATGACATCGGCTCAATCAACGGAGCAACCTTTACACTTGCAGCAAAAACAACTGACGCAATTATCGACGACATCCAGTCGGGGAACGAGACAATTGGTTTAGGAGGTTCACTAAACTTCCCCTCCCGTACACAACTCCTCCTTTGGGACAGTGCTTCGCTTCTTCTTGACCAAAAGATAAACAACGGAGGTGGACGTACTGCCGCAGTTGGGTATCCCTCTGGTTTTTGGGTGGCTGTGGTGAATGAGGGAGTAGACCCAAATGTAAGCGGTCTCAATGAACAGGTAAACGGTGACGCTTCGTTCTCAATCAAGGCCGCAACGGGCGTAACATCAGAGACGCTTTACCGCACCACGGCACCAACAAGTACGAATGGAGAGATTATACCCGTCCGAGGAACACTCCGAGACTCGATGGTTTTTTATGCACGTATTCCAAAAGATGCGACACCGACAGCGTACTATGAGGGAGTCTGGGCGGTTGGGAAGTCTTCTCTCACATCTCCCCTGGCTGTTTCAATTCCATTCGATACTTCTTCGCTTGGTGAGGTGGACAGCATCTGCAACTTTGGTAACAATTACTACTTTATCCACGGTGGAGATGGGTCTGTGTCACGATTAGACGCGTTCGAAACTGGCACATATGATATACCCGCTACACTAGAAACACTTTTCTACGGTTCAGACACGCCGTATCTCAAATCTCTCAAGGGAATGAGTGTTCTGACCGAAAACCTACCGTCGGGTGGATCAGTGCAGGTGCAGTATCGAACAGACCAAGACAGCTCATGGACCACTCTTGCCACCTCAAGCACTGCAGGGACGCAAAAACATGACTTCACCCGTGCTGCAGGCGTACCGATTGGCCGCTTCCATGAGATACAATTCAAGATTATTCTGACCGGAAAGATTGTTATCAAAGGTATCCGTATTGCATTAGAAGAAACCGATACATTAAGCTACTAGTATGGATAGTCTTGAACAGCGAGTGGAGAAACTAGAGCGAGAACTGGCTGAGTATCGAAAGTATATTGTGGTTACTCCGACCAAGATATATATCAAAAGTTCAGTTTTGGTAAACGGCCTTCTGAACGCAGACCGTGTGTACACCAAGCGTAGTGGCAACCATGTAGAACTCACTACATAAGGGATAGACACGCTCGATAAACTAAAATGCACCCTATTTGTTAATCTAGTACCATGGCATCCAAAGAACTCACTGACCTTCCCATAAACATGGCCCAACCTCAAGAGAGAAAGATACCAACCTCTGCCGGAATGGAGACTGCGACTGAGACAGTCAATCGTATTAACGCTACTCGCAACCAACCGCCAACCGCCAACATCCCTGTGGCGGCCATTGACGCGCAAGCTCAACCAATCACACTCCCAGAGGTAACACCGCCACAGGTTGATGTGGCAGGAGCACAGGCGGCAGCGGGAAGTGTTCTTGATGCAGCACAGGCTGACGCAAAAGCAAAAGAAGCGGCGGCAGCCAACACCCTTTCTGAGAGTGACCGACGTATTCGTGAGACTATGGGTATTCTTGGTACTGAATCACAGACTCGCGCACAGTTAGAAGAACAAGGTGGGGTAAATCAGTTCTCACAAGACGTAACGCAGTTCACCCAACGTCTTCGTAATCAACTCGCTGAGCTCGACCAGTTTGATTTGGATAACGTAAACACGCTTGAACAAATGCGAGTGGACGCAAGTAAGCGTGACCTCACCAAGCGAACATACAGCGCAATGAGCGCAGAGGCCAACATTCAGAACGCGGTACGTCGTGCAGGTACGGTGGCACAGACACGGGCTACGATTGCTGCGGTAGAGGTGGCACAGGGCAACTTACAGCAAGCAACTGAGCAAGTAGACAAAGCCCTCAGTGCTATGTATGACCCAATCCGTCAGGGACTACAGATGGAAATGATGTTCAACGAGCGTAACTATGACCAGTTCACCCAGGCCCAGAAGAATGCGAGTGATATGAAGATGGCGGGTATTCAACAGGAGTTGAATCAGATTGTGCGTATTCAACAAAGTGTGGATGACGCTATAAGCACAGGAGCACTGACACCCACGGAGGCTGAAATGTTGGCTAGTCCAAATACATCAGATTCAGAACGACTCGCACTGTCGCAACTCATCAAGTCTCGAAGCGCAATAGAATCACGCAACATGGAGATGCAGTCTATACGTTTGGACATGGCAGTAAAAGCAGAGCAACTTGCAAAACTTCGAGAACCTGTTGTGGCAACACGTGAAACGGATATTATGGAAATAAATGGAACAAAACAACTTGTCGATACACAAACGGGGGAGGTCATTGCTACTTTTGGTTCAGATGTCTCCATAGATGAAATCCAAAAGGCAAAGGATGCCCAATTTGTAAACACATTAGATGCATTAAAAAACCACCCGGGTATGAGTAAGGCTGTTGGTGCAGTTGCGCTGGCTCGATTTACACCATTTAAGGCTGATGTAACAACAGGTCAGGTGTCTGACTTTACTGGCTCTGTTGATAACATCGTGAGGCAACTTACTCTTAACACATATGCTGAGGCAAAAGAAAAAGGCATGACTTTCGGTGCAATGTCTGAAGGAGAGTGGGATATTTTAGCCGCGGCTGCCACTAAAATAAATACATTTAGGCGGGAAAGAGATGATGGCTCAGTGTACTTCGCCACATCAGAAAAAGTTATGCAAAAAGAATTTGATGTACTTTCAAACTTTGGCAAGATGGATGCCTTACGAAAAGGCGCTAACCCGTCCGACATTGGTGTGCTACAGCAAGATGATGGCACATACTGGACTCGTAACAGTGACGGAAGTTATGTTCAATTATCAGTAACACCAATTCAATAATATGCGCACACTTTCGGAAGAACAATTTAAGAAAGAATACGGAGCAAGTGCGGTTGCAAAACTAGACCAAATTGACGACAACCGTTTCAGCAACACTAGTAACCCACCACCTAATGTAATGAAGAGAATAAATCAAGGGGCGCAAGGGTTTACAAAGGCTATTGGTCTAGGTGGTGCGACAGATGTTTTTGGAAAACTCATTGCCCGCTCTAGTATCGGAGCCGCCCTGACTGGGGGTAATGTAGAAGCCTCGCGTGAATTTATTGGAGCGCCATCAGGTAAGCAGATTGCGGGTGCTGCTGCTCAGACGGCGGCAATCCCAGCGGGGGTGCTTCTCACAGGCGGCACTTCGCTCGCCGGCCAAGTTGCTGCAGGTGCTGGGCTTGGTTATTTGTATGATGTGGGTGCTGATTATGCGGAAGGAAAAACTGGAGCAGAAAACTGGAAGCCAGGAGCGGAAACAATCGCAGGTGCTGCAATCCCTATAGCACTACGCGGTGCGGGTGTGGGATTGCGCGGTCTAGGGTCACTTGGCGACAAGGCAACTACGGGGGTTCAAAAAATTGCGGGAGAGGCAGTTGAGGGCATTACTGACTCAATTCCCACCACTGGCATAGGCCAACGGGCGCGTGAGTTTGCGCAACGTTTCCCCCGCGCAGTGCGTCGTGTCGGCGAATATGTCGATGAGGGCGCAGAGATTGCACAACGCAAACAGACAGGCTCACCAGCTGTAGTACGCGCCCTCGATGAAGGCCTACCAGTGCAGACGGTTGATTTTGTGCAACAATTTGACACACCAACCAGGCAATCCGCTAAAGAAATGTTTGAATTGGCTGAGGCCGGTCGTGGTGCGGCTTTACCACAAACTGTTCCGGGGCGCATTGCTGGCAATCAACTAGACTTGGTTGAACAGCAGCGCAAAACCATTGGTGCTCAAATTGGTGAGTTTTCTGATAGCCTTCCTACTCAGTCTCAGGACATTACACCGGCGCTACAAAATCTCGACAGCGTACTTTCACAAAACGGTATCATTGCTCAAAACGGAAATCTCGTATTTGACAACGTAGCCATTACACCAAAACAACAGGGTATTCTCCAAGAGCTTTACAGTTTGTCTACCCAACGCACTGAAATGTCGCCGCGACAGATTCACCAAATGGATCAACTATTCTCTAAACTCCAAAGAGAGGCTCGCTTTGAGGGAGTTGACGATGTATTTGTTAAAGTTCCAACGGCGGAGGGAACGACTGACACAAATATCTACAAAGTCTTCCGTGATGTGTTTGGTCAAAAACTGGATGAAATTGCAGAGCAAGCTGGTCGTAGCGACATTCGTGACCTTAATCGGGAGTACCGTACCCTTCGAAACCTAACTGACAATGTAGAAAGCACCATTGTGCGACAGTCTCGACTCGATGGTGTAAATGTAGACCCGTCTGAATCTGCATCAGTAGCCCTTCGACGGTTGTTTAGCAACGCGCAAAGTAAAGCTGAGTATCAAGAAATATACGACCAACTCGATGCCACATCTCGCTCACTTGGATACGACGGTGCTCGTGCTGACACCTTAATGGACTTCTATCTTACTGACATGAAACCGCTATATCCAGACACCGTTGCCCCAGCTTCGTTTGAAGGGGGTATCCGTGGAGCGCTTAGTGGCTTTGTTGATAAGGTTACCAGTTTAGGCTCACCAGATGTTAAAGATCAACGAGAAGCGCTAAAACTATTGCTCGAAGAGGCAGCAGAAGCTACCGAGTAGCAAACAAAAACAAAATATAACTGATTAGGAAAAACCACCCCACCGGGAAAATAATACAGAGAATTATTGCAATCACTAATTCACCATTGGTCATAAACTAAAACCTACACCCATTGTATATAATAGTCAATATGGATAATCCACAGGAGCTTAAAAAAGCCATCTTGAAAGCCCTTGCCGAGAAGGGTGACTATACCACCATTCTTAAACATTTATCAGGTGAGGAAAAAGAAGAAAAAGAAACTAAGAAAACTGAACGATTAAATCAGTTGATTGAACCGTTATCTGAGTTTGCAGAACTGATGACCGCCAACACTAAGGGCGTGTTTATGGAGAATTTCGATAAGAAACTCTCTAAATCTACTCGTGACGCACTGGCGGAACTTTCAAAGCAAGTCAACGGTGCGATTGATGCCCTGGATGAGGAGCTACGCAAGACTATTGGTAACACGAAAGAGGAGTTGACCACCGAACACCTAGCTCGCCTGGCGGAAGCGAAGACTGAGCTTGAGAATAAGCTCATGGAGCAAACCATCGAAGTGGTGTCCGCTAAGGCAAGTGAACTACTACCTGAGTTAAAAGAGAGTGGCAAGCTCACTGAGGATGAGATAGAAAGCATTATCGAAGCATCAGCGATATCTGTAGAGTCACAGATTAGTGACATCATTAGTGAGTATATTGCTGAGCAGAAGGTGTCAGTTGACCAGATTACTGGGTTTGCAGAAGCCGTCCGCAAGTTACTTCCTGAATCACGACAAGTGACGTGGGGAGAGATTGTTGGCAAACCTGAAATATCACAAGGGGGGACATCAGCCGTACTTGTGAAGCGAATGATCGACGAAGCATTAGATGGCTTTTCAGGCGGCTCCTCAACCTTCACCGACCTTACCGATACACCATCTGATTACACCGGAGATGGCGGTAAGCTACTTGCAGTCAAAGGTGATGAGAGTGGTGTTGAGTTCATTGCTGCTCCATCAGGCTCAGGTGACGTTATCGGTCCAGCATCGTCAGTCAACGACAACATCGCACTTTTCAACGGCGTGACTGGCAAGCTGATTAAAGACAGTGACCACAGACTTCGCTACCGCAGCGCAAGGAGCACTCGCTGACAGTGCATCACAGCCTGGACACACCCACACCGCTGCCAATATTACTGACTTCGACACCGAGGTAGCTAATAACACCGACGTAGCCGCTAACACGGCTGCTCGACACGATGCTGTTACCGTAGCCGATAGCGCAGAGATTGACTTAACCCTCACAGGCCAACAAATCAGCGCATCTATCGTATCTGGCTCTATTGATGAAACGAAGCTCGACACCTCTGTTAATGCGAGCCTCGACTTAGCTGACTCTGCTGTCCAACCAGGTGACCTTGCCACCGTAGCCACCACTGGAGCATACAGCGACCTTTCAGGCACACCAGACCTCTCAGGCTACCAAGTCGAACCAGTTGTTGTGTCAAGTTCATTAACTGCCGCCCTTGATACTAACTACCACAATGTAGCGAACGCCACCTACACCGACCCATCACCAGTAGAAGGCAAGGGGTTCACTGTTCTTGTCCGTAACGGCACCGCTACCGTGGGTGGTACAGGATATGGCACCGCTGGAACGTTCGTTATCCGCACCTTCCACTCTGGTTCATGGACTAACTATGTGTACAACGTATCGAGTACGTTTGCTACCGCAGCGCA